GGACTAGCCCCTGTAGTAGAACCATCTGAATTAATAGTAAAAAAAATTCCTGATAAACCTGCTCCATCTTTTCCATAATTAACTTGAACATTACTTGCATCACCTCTATAAGTTATATAAACTTTATATATTTTTTTTCTAACTCCAGGCTGTCCAAAATCTAAATCTTTTGTTTGTATATGTAATCCTGTACTTGTTCCTGAGGCATCAGACCATTTTTTAGAAGTTCCAGTGTCATCAGTTTCTATATAGATTAGATCACCATTTGAATCTGTTGCAAAATTTGTAAACCTTATACTATCTGAACATTTACTATTTCCATAAACCCAGCTTTTAGTAACTATATCATAAAGATAAACATCTCCAACACTTGAATGCGTGCAATCTTTTACAACTAATAATTGCCTTTTGCTTGGAATATATCCAATCATTGAATTTTCTGTAATAAAAGTAGCCCAGTCACTTTCTTTTATTATTTGCCTACCACCTTTTTCAAGTAAATTGTTAACTCTTTGACCATCATATAAATAACAACCTTTTTCATTAGCCCAAGCTATACCAAAATCAGTTTTGCAGGTTGCAGCAGGATGAGAAACTCCTTTATGAACAAATGTATCTTCTATAAATTCTAACTCCTGAGAAATATTTAAAAGTTCTAACTTTTTTTTCTTAAAAATCAAAAGTCTGTCTGCGTAGGCTTCAAGCTTAACTATACTATCTCCGTCATTTATACTTGCTTCAAGCTTTCTAACATCTGAAAATGTATCAAACCTATTGACAGGGCTTTTAAATACAGCATCTCCATAAGTAATTCCATTATAATTTACATTGCCTATATAGACCATTCTATTTGATACTACTGCAGTTTTATATTTAGCTGTATTTAACATAATTGAATTTCCACTATCGTCTTCATTTTCTGCTGGCATCCCATTAAGATCTTCCCATGTAACATTTCCAGGCTCAGATATAGTAAATTCAGGGGTTCTTAAAAATACAGGAGTTCCGCTGTCTAAATACTCCCAAGGACTATAACTACCAGAAAGCCCAACCCTAGCTCCATATTTTAAACTAATATCCATTATATGTGTCCATTCTCCTAATTGCGCTGATGTTGCTCCTACTTGATAATATAAACGCCCCCCTGTAAGCCTAGGATCGTAAGGTGAAGTTGCAAGCAACCTTAAAGCAAATCCTTGTCCTGCTGAAACTGTAAAATTATTGCCCACTGCTCTTCTAATATAAGACTCTTGAGCGCCAGGTTCTCCTGGCTCAGCATCATAAATATAAGTTATACCAAATTTAATAGTTCCTGCTGGAAATGTTGCACTACTACCAGTAGGAGTCCCTAGCTGTACATGAAATCCATCACCTGCAGCAGGATAAATAAAAAAATGACCAGTATCTGGATCATCGTCAAAATCAGGGCTCACTGCTGCAGTAGTACTGCTACTAGGCTGTGAAGCAATTGCCCTTGCTTGACCATCAGCATCTCCTGAAGTAATTACTATAAATTTTCCAATATAAAAATTATTGCTATCTCTAAATCTTGCAGTATTAGGGAATGTATTTGATGGCCCAATAAAGCTAGATACTGTTGCAGATGCATTGCACTGTCCTGTTAAAGTAGTATCAGCACATGCACTATTAGTAGGTTTTTTTATTTCAGCGTCTTTACAATACCATGCGTCATAAGAATCTGCGTTGCCTCCAGGAGTAAGGTTTTCAAAATGAGTTCTATCTATATAGCCATACCATTTATTTGCATTACTATTCCCAAAATTAGAATCACATACTCTTAAATTTCCATCAATAAAATAAAAAACATCCTTTCTTTGTCCGCCAGAATTATTGGTCATTCCAGTTATTGGATCACCCCAAGTAGTATCTTCTGCACTATATATAGAGACATTCCCATGTGTATCTGGATCAGAAAAAGCTAAATAGTCTGCTCCAGTTTCTTCATCACTAGAACCTGCAGAGCTTGTGTGACCATCAACTCTATCATGGCTAAATTGAAATAATCCATATCCTGGCTCAATAGAATTTCCTTTAACAGCTGGAGGGCTCATAGTAGAAGATGCCCCCATCATTCTTGTTTGACCTATTTTATCAACCATTATATCTATAGCTTCATGCAGTTCATTTTCAGCTATATCTCTAGCATCAGAGTTACTATTTATTCCACCGTGAAAGGCTCTTATATTATATATCTGTTTAGGCACTTTTTTCCTTTAATTTATCGGGAGAGGTATACACAACAGTAAGCGAACTATCGCAGCATACATGCTGAGAAAACCAAGGAGGAGCGGTGTAGTCCCTCTCCCAATTATAATCTATTTTACGACTTATTAATTGCATCTTTTAACACTTCTTCTACAGATGAATATAAAGCATCTAATATTTTAGCTTCAGTCTTTTCACCTATAAATGGTACATCAATATTTTCATTTAAAGCCTTTATTACATTTGCTTTCATTTTATCATTAAACAAATGTTCAATAATAGCTTTCTTTATTATTTCGTTCACTTTTTTGCTCTCCTTTTTGGTTTTGGTTTCTCACAACACTTGCATTTACAACCTGAATCTAGACTTTTAATTGTTCTCTTTAAAGCAAATACATCTAGCTCTAATTCATCAATTCTTTTGTCTGCATCGTTAGGATCTTCTACATATGCAAGTATCTTTTCTAACTTGAATTGTTTTGCTACTAAATTCATTACAGCTTTTGCTAACATACCTGAAATCATCATTTTTCCTTTCTAATCAACCGTTCTAATATACCAACAAGTGAGGTATAACTTGCTTTTATTTCTTTTACATCGATAGTATGCTTTTTAAGAGCGTTAATTAGCCCTATAACGATACCTTCCAATCTACCGAATGATTCTCTCATCTCTCTCTGTAATTCGTTCTGTATGAACTGATTTTGCTTCCATATAAAATATCCAAAAGCCATACACATTGCTACAGGGACTCCAACTCTTTCTATTATAGCTACAGCGTTGTCCATTATCCCTCAATCAATTCACCCCAAAGAGAGGTTCTACCATCTATTATTTGTATTATATGAACAGTAAATAAACCATTCTTATAATAATCAACTATTGCAAAAGCATGAGCCCAATTAATATTTCTATTAGAAAGCCAATCATTTGCCTCAGGCCCCATATCTTTTAAACATCCTATACTCCAAGCTGCTTTTGGGCCATCCATGTGAGTAGCAGTCATATTTTGTAAATCATGCCAATGCCCGTACATTATATTGCATCCTAGTTTTCTAAGATGATTTGCTGTGTGATATTGACCACCATATTGGTGACCATGGTAAAAGTAAAGCTTACCCATTTTAAGGTGCTTACCAAACGAGTGATATTTATATCCTCTTTCTTTTAGCTTAACAGCATTGGCAAATTTAAATTGTGGTAAATATGGATATGCTTCTACACACATATTTAGCCAGTTATCGTGATTACCTTCTGTAATATGTTTTTCTTTACATTTAACTTTATCTAAAGATTCATCTATTTGATCCATTCCATCATTAACATCTCTTACATCTTTATTAAAGTCATCTATTAAATATTCTAAAGGTGGTTTCTGCTTTCTTTTAAATCTCCACGCAGAAAACGCATGAAACTCACCCACATCTCCTAAATCTACATATGCATCAGGCTTTACTATTTCTATTGTTTTTTTCAAACAATTTATAGCCTTCTGATCATGCAGAGGAAAATGCTTGTCTGGGGTCACTATTACTCTTTTAACTACTCCTTTATCCGCTTTAGCCATATTATCTCCTTATTTTAGTTCTTTTGCTATTTTTAGGATAAGATATACTAATGTTGCTATCCCTACTAATAGGCTTACTATATCTGGTAGCCAGCCACTTACTGAAAGCCACCATCCTCCCACTCCTGTTCCTGTTGTTTTTAATGTATCTATTGCGTCTATCATATTATCCATACACTGCATAATCTGCAGCTGCTGTTGGTAATGCTGTTGCTTTCATAATAAATGGACCATATTCATTTGTTACATTACCACCCCATCTTAATGATCCTCCATTAGCTAACAAAGATTTAGCTCCTAACCACCATTCATAAGCTGTCCCTGATGTTAAACCTGTTACTACCCATTTATGATTAATCATCATATCTTGTGCTGATGAAGGTGGAGCTAAAACTTTATGCTCATTTGTTACATCTTGTGAATTTGGAAAAGAAATAGCTTGATAGGTATCGCCTGTATTTTGATCTGATAATCCTAAAGTTATATGCCTTCTAAATGGATCAACATATATAGAAACAGATATTTCTACAACTCCTGAAGAAGGAGCATTAAATTTTACTTTCATAGCATCATTTATAACAGTCATTGTTGTAGTAAGACTATAAGAAGCATCAGCTGCATCTATTCCTAGAGTAGTATATCCTAGTATTGTTCCTGCATGTGGTGCTAATTCAGCTCCTGAAGTTACTTGTATATCATTACCAGCATCATTAGTAAACCATAATTCATTAGGAGTTACAGTTCTAACCCATACTTGACCATAATCAGCTGTATCAGCTTGTGCATTTGCATGTTCTTTTAGTTTTATATTGCCAGTACGAATATGAAAATTATCCATATTAACATATAAAGTTCTTCCATCACTACCAAACTCTCCTAAACTTATATCTCTTGCAGCTTCTAAACTTATATCTACAGCAGAATCGAGAGTTGTATTTCCACTTACATTTAAGTCAAGATTAGCATCTGTTCCACTACTAGCATCTACAGTAGTAAGTGTTGTAGCTCCATTAGCACCAGTAGCTAAAGTCATATAGTTAGTAGCATCATATAAACATTTAATATGATTACCTGCAACTTGAGTTATTTGTAGCCCTATATTATTAGCACCACTTGAGCTTCCTCCAGTTATACCTATATCTAAACCTGTAGCACTTTGTGTACCAGATGTTCCTGATGCTATATCTAAATCTATGCCTGTATTTTGTATTGTTCCACCAGCGTTTATAGTAAGTGTGCCACCTGCAGCAGTTAAATTAGAGTTAACATTTATATCAGAACCTATATTAGTAATAGTTGCACCTGCTCCAGTAACCCCTTGATATTGCAATGAGGCTTGATTTCCTAAATTGTCTTGATCGCCTGAATCTGTATTTACAATTTCTCCTATTACTAATCCTGTATTAGTAACTTGCAAACCAAAGTGTAAAATATTATAAGCTTGCCTTTTTACATTAACTTCGCTTGAAGTAGCAGTAGAAAGAACCATTTTTGTAGGGCTTGACCATGTTTCTATTTTTCCTGCATAATAACCATTTGAAAATACAAAGTGCTTACCAACCATATCTGATGTCCAAGTAGTTCCAAATCCATGAAGAGTTCTTCCATTTGCTGATGGGTCTGCATCTGCTGATTGCATAGCCCA